CAACGATAAGTTCTTGCAAAGTCCCCACTACCAACACGAAGTTCCAATAACTTGTTACCTGTAAGTAATGCTGTTATTGCTGCATTAACATTAGTAATGTCTGTTTGTATTTCAACAATTGTTCTAGGCATCTTCTTTTACCTTATCTGGTACAAATACTCCAATAAGACCTGCAAGTAGCAAGCCTATTGCTACAACAGCATCGGCAGCTTCTGGAGCTACTTGCATACCAAAAGTTGTAGCTAATAAAACTAAACCTCTATAAGTTGAGGGTTCTTCTAAGCGAGCGAGTAAGTAGTTCATGGTAGCTCCAGTGTTAAAGGTTTTTAGTTGAATAGATGTAATGCTCAATTGCAGTCCACTCTATATTTGTATAATGTCGTATGCCTAAAGCATAGTTTACCCAAAGTGCCATCTTCTCGCAGTCTATAGCTTCCTTATGTCTTGATGAGATTCTTTTAAAAGATGCCCTTCCTCCGTCTGCTGAATACTCTTTTCTACAAGAGAAGATTTGTTCTTCATAACCACCATAGGAAGTTTCATGATGATAGTGGCGGTCTCTTGTTCCTGTTAAGTTAATTCTTCTCAGAACTTCTTCATGTGCGCGGTAAGCACCAATGGTAAAGATGGTAACTCCCATAGTTTCAGCTACAGACTTTCTCTCATTACTATCTGTAAAATTATCAATCTTTGTTGGTTCATTATATATTTCCAAAGGGGTATACTTAAGTTCACCAGCACCTTTGACTGCAAATACTCTTGTATGTCCTGCTTCTGCCATGTGCCTTACGAAACGGTAAACAAGTTCACAAGTATTACCATCACCAGAGTCTACTGCAACACCTTGTATCGTGCAAAACTTATCTGGAGAAGAAGCATGTGGGAATTTTTGAGTTAAGAACTCCTCAAGTTTAGTCCAAACTGGGTCAGAGTAGTCAAGAACATCTCCAAATATCTCAGTCCAATAAACTAACCAACTATTGCCATTTCTCCCCCAAGCTCTTACGACTATAGCAAAGCGATTCCATTGAACATCCACACCACAAGTTAAGACAAGCCCTTCAAATGGTACAACCATCTCAGAATAACAAAGTCTTCTTTCTTTTAATCCTTCAACATCAAGTCCACGGTTCTTAGCAGAATAAGCTTCACCTTTACGATTGTTGATAAAGGATTTCATCATACCTTCATGCCCATCTTCGTAACTTTTCTCAGCCTCTAGTTTTGCTCTAGCTAGTGCAACATGAGAAGAAGATGTAAACGGTGACATTAACTCATTAAAGGCAAAACCATAGATACGAGTTTCAGAAGGATTATTAGGATGCCAACCTTTCCAATGATAGTTTACCGCGTTGCGAATATTAGCAACCCTGTCTGCATCTGTCCAAACTGCTAAACAAGCAGGACATTCATACCAACTACGTTCAGGGTTATAAGCTCCAAAGGTTATATCTATATGATTATCAACCCATCTTTCAGACTTTAAGTTATCAAAGTTTAGTTTATGAAACTCGCCACATTCATGGCATGGTACTAGGTAAACAAGTTGGTTACTTTTTTCATAAGCACGGTCAACTTGACTAAAGTCCTTATTAGTTGGAGTACCTCCGAATACAAGTTTCTTACCATAGTCAAAAGACTTTTGACGTTGTTGGAGGATATCGAGGGTATCTCCTTGTCCATTAAGGTCAGCTTTAACATCATCTGGTTCTTCTGATACTAAGATTGGAACAGGTGAGGATTTTATATCCCCTACAGTACCACTATTTACATTGTATAACGCGCAACCATCAAAAGGAATGAATTTATAGGAACAAGAGTTAAGACTTTGCTTTAAGTTTCTACGCAGTGCAGAGGTATTCTCAATTAATGGTTTAATTTGAGACTTGTGGAAGGTTATACCTGAGTTAGCCCGTGGGAAGGCAAGCATAACTTTAGCTTTATCAACAGCAAGACTCTTAGCTATGCAAGCACTTATAGCTGCACTCCAACCAATCTGTGCAGACTTCTTAGAAACTATAACTTCAACAGAAGAATCATCCCAACAGTCCATTACAAACTCCATATAAGGAGTTACAGATACGTCATAATAACCTGTCTTCTCTGTTTGCTCGGATGATAAGAAGATTTCTCTTTCTGCCCAAGCTTTTGTAGAGATGTCTTCAATAGGAGTGAACCTACGAAGAAGGTTGGAGAGTACACTTTTCTCTGAGAAAGAAGTTGCACCTATTTTGGAAGTCATTAGCATAGTTTGTTCCTATCAGTCACTAGAACCTCCAAAGGATGATAACCCAGTTCCTTCTGCAACATCAACTTCGTTTTCTTCAAAGAAACTTTCACGAAAGTTGCCTTCTTCTAACATGGCATCCTTGCCTAGTTCTTCCCCAAGTTTCACTAATGTCTGCATTAACTTTGTAATATCTTTAGACGCATCAGGATACCTTTTGCTCAACAAGATAAGTCCAGCATTAAGAGTAAAAAATGTCTGTTCAAATACATCCGTAAAAACATTAACATCTATAAGAGTCTTTCTTTTCTCTTGTAACTCAAGTAATTGAACCTCTGTCTTAACTTCCGTTAGCCTTGCTTCTCCCATCATCTTAGCTTCCATAGCATTAGAAGCTTTTCCCGCAGACTTCCTTTTCATAGCTGCACAGTAATGGGAGATACAAACTCTATAAGATGACTTTATATCAGATGGAAGGTCGCCTGTCTTTCTAATTGTAGATATAGTAGCCGCAGAGGTATTTAATAATCCTGCAAGAATGGCGGTATCGGCAGTTTCTTCCAAAATCTCTAAAATACGTTCTTTTTCCACTTTTGTACGTCCTTTTTCTGAAAATTACTTAGTTTTTAAAGTTGCATTTTTACACAAAAAAGACTAAGATGTCAACTACTTTAAAAGGAATGGGAGAGTGCGGTGCATACTACCGAAACTGAAATAGCGTTAATACATCAAAAGTTAGAAGACCTAGATAAGCTTGAAGAACGAGTAGCTACATTAACGGCTGCTTATCATGCAGATAGAGTAGAGGTGCAAAACTTACTTCGTTTAATAAACTCTTTAAAGAGGCTTTTGACGGTTCTAGCTACCACGATAGCAGGTTCAATTGTTACGGCTTTATTTAATGAGTATAAGTGATGTGTATCTTAACTTTGCAAGATGCTTTACAGACGTTAATGCTAATATTAACGCTTCTTTGTATATATAAGATTCGCAATATTCAAGCATACATCCCCTGTATGGAGCGTAGAAAACTAAGAAACATCTTTAATAGACTATGGTACAAGTTCAGAAAGTCCCACTAGCAATAACTCTATCTTGGTTTAAGTTCCTAGAAACTTTCCAAAAAGATATTCTGTATATAGAAGAGTTTGCTACAGTTGAGCAAGCTTTCAAACGTATAGGTTCTTTCAGAGGTTTTGTAGCTGGGTTTAAAAGATATATTAATAATCCAAGCTATGAAAAACATTTCCAGTTGTTGCAACATTTAGAAGTTAAACACGTTGGTAAAAAGTTATATTTTATTTATCATACTGATACAATAATTATCCATAGCACTAAGTTTGCTAAGTATAACATTTGTCTACAAAGATTAGGTTTTCCAAGGATTCAAAATGCTTAATGCACTTAATAAGTATGAGTATATAGACAATGGGATTATTATACCCATTAGAACAGGTGACCTTACCACGTTCACTGACTTTATAACTAGCCCCATTACGAATCTTCAAGTAGCCCCTAATGTGTCATGGAATGGAGTTACCAATATAACTAAATTACAAGTTACTTGGGATGGTAACTCAGTAGTAGGACGGTCAGATACTTATACTTTAATCTGGTCTAATGATAATGGAATTGTTCATGAAGTAAGAGACCTTTCCTCACCTTCTTATGATATTCTTAACCCTGTTGCTGGTAATTATAATATCTCTGTTAGGGCAGTACATGGTATTACTAAGATAGCATCTACCCCAGTTCATACTATCTATATCCATAAATTAGATGGATTAAGCACCTTATTACCTCCAATTAACCCTTCTGTTATTGGCTCAGTTACTTTAAAGGTTACATCTGATAGACTAAAACTAGCTTGGGATTATAATACAGGCAATGCAACTGTAGTAGATAAACTTGTAGGTTATACTGTAGAAGTTTATGATGAAGTTCCAGTTGGACTTATTAATTCCTATAACACTACAGCATTAGCAAACTTAGGTGGGACTATTACACTCCCGTATAGTGAAATATTTGCAATCTTTAGTGCTTATCCTAGAAAGATAACCTTTAAGGTCTTTTCCAGAGATACTTTTGGTTTTAAAAGCTCTACAAACTTACAGTTTACGGTTGAAAACCCAGTCCCCGCAGTACAAACCTTTACACTTGTTGCACTTGAAAAGGCTATTCAAGTTGTAGTCGGTACTTCAACAGATACAGATGGGTTAGGTTATAAAGTCTACACAAGTTTAACTTCTGGAGGTTCTCGAACCTTAGTTTACTCTGGCACTGAACGGTTTATTACAGTTCCACAGACTGAAAGTATTCCAGTATTAAAGTATGTTACGATTGATGCTTATGATTTACTAGGTACAAGTGGACTTCTTACTTCTCCTGAACAAACTATAACTGCTTTAGCTGGTTCTTCTAGTGGTTCTACTTATTTAATGAGGGATTTTATTAACCTTGGTGAAATCTTTACTATCCCAGCAGGTTACCAACTAATTGT